CCTCATGTATTGTTAAACTCTTTTCTTCAGAGTCAGACAATCAAGCGATTAAGGGCAAGATCAAGGTAGGAGATAAATTAATTGAAGAAAAGATTGGTAGAACTATTAAGTGGGAACTACAGTTCTCCAAAACCTCTCCAGGGTTCCAGTCTGGTGAGTATGATTTTTACTTTAGAGGTGATGATATTGGTCTTGATACCATTGGTGATCTGGTTACTACCGCAGAACTAAATGGTATTGTAGAACGAACTGGTGCTTGGTATATACTTCCTGACGGCACAAAGGTGCAAGGCAAGGAAGCATTTGTTAATCGTGTAAGGGAGGATCTTGATTTGCAAGAATCAATCAAGGCCAAACTAAATGGCTAATTTTACTATATATCAAGGTCAATGGGTTTGCCACACATGCAAGGCTATAGTTCCAACACTAAGATGCTATGCAGATGAAAAAATGTTAAGTTGGATGTGCAAAGATAAGCACTTGACAAAAGTCTATTTAGGTAAAAGAAAGAAGAAGGATTTTGACGGAGAAGAGTGAGTCTAAAAGAATAGGTGCCAAGCAGCACAAGAACTCTGGGCGTAATACCCAAAAGGGAGATGCCTCTTGGAAAAACTTTGTCGTAGACTTTAAAGAAGTTGGAAAATCTTTTACATTGAATAAAGAGGTTTGGGCAAAGGCTACTACTGATGCCATGAAGAATGGCAAGGACCCAGCCATAGTAGTCGTAATAGGCGAGGGCAACTCTAAGGTCAGACTTGCTATAATTGAGATGAGTATTCTAGAAGACATGGTGGAGGAATAATGGAACAGCAGGGAACAACAATAGACATGGTCAATGGTCTTTCAGAGATCGCAGACTATATGCAAGACGAAGAACTTACGGTAGCACTAACAATGATTGCTAAACTAATTATAAAGCCAGACATCCCAATCAATGTTGCTCACGTAGAGATTGTAAGGCTTCAGGCAATTGCTGCAAAGATGGCTTTTAAGGCTACCTGGATGGCTAATGTTGACAAGTCGGATCGTGGAAAGAAGAACCTTTATTATACGGCAGCAGAGTCGCTTAATAATTTAGTGTCTGCACTCAAATATATTACACGCTAATCTGCTATACTTATACTAACTGAAATGAGAAACGATGACGAAGAATTTACTGCACACTGTAATGATAAAGCCAGAAGAAAAGCCGATTCACCGCATGGATATAGCGGGACTTGAGGCAAAGATTAAAGAAGGCTATACGATTACTCGTGTAGATAAGCACACAACAAAGAAGACTTTTGCACCATCAACCATTGCCTACGGACATGGAGAGTGTGCAAGATACTGGTACCTTGCTTTTGATGGGCAGATGTTCGAAGATAATGCAGATGCTTATAGCGCAGCCAATATGACTGCTGGCACTCTATCACATGCAAGAATTCAAAACGCAATGCTAAATGCTGGTATTGTTAAGGTTTTTCGTGATGAAAATAATGAAGCAACAACAGAGTTTAAGATTATAAATGAAGATCCTCCTATCTTTGGGTATGGGGATGTCATGTTTAATTGGCAAGGAGAAGAACTCATTGGTGAAATTAAAACAATGATGAACGAAGGGTTTGAATATAGAAAGGCATCTGGAAAGGCCAAGACTGGTCACTTGATGCAACTACTTATCTATATGAAAATCTTAAAGAAACCAACAGGTGTCATGATTTATGAAAATAAAAATAATCATGAACTTCTTTTGATACCTGTAGATGTAAACGATCATTACCGTCGGTGGGTAGACCAGGCATTTGATTGGATGAGACTAGTTCGAAAGACATGGGAAGACAGAACCCTGCCAAACAAAAACTATAGATCAAACTCCAAGATATGCAAGTCATGCCCAATTAAAAAAGCATGTGAGTCTGCAGGTCCAGGCGTGTTAAAAATAGCACCCTTGGAGATTCTCGGTGAACAATTGTAAATGCTGCGACAACAACTTTGAGCCAACAGTATCTTATCAAATATACTGTTCTCCAAACTGTAGAGACATCGCAACAAAAGAAAAGATTGCAGCAAGGTATCTTCAATCTAAAAGACAAAAAAGAAAAGGCAAGACAAGACTTTGCAAGTCCTGTTCAACACCACTTTCTATATACAATGATGATCCAGTTTGCTCATCTTGCAGCGTAAATCCTGATGCAGTCATTAAAGCAATAAAAGAAATAAAAGGAAAAATAAATGGTAAAAAATAAGTGGGGTCTAGAAGTAAAGCCAGATAAAATTTGTGCTATTGATGCCAGCACAAACAGCCTTGCCTTTGCATTATTTTCTGGCGATGATCTTGAGTCTGTAGGGAAAATATATTTTGAAGGAAATAATGTATACGAAAAGGTTATGGATGCTGGTAAAAAAGTAAAAGCATTCTTTGATATTTACGGTGGTTTTGAAGCAATTGTAATTGAGCATACTGTATTTATGAATAGCCCAAAGACTGCAGCAGATCTTGCTTTGGTTCAGGGAGCAATACTTGGATCAGCAGGACAGACTGGGACAAAAGTTATAGGAAAAGTTTCTCCTATTACTTGGCAAAATTTTATAGGTAATAAAAAAATATCTAAGGATGAACAGTTGTTTATTCGTTCACAAATACCTGGAAAGTCTGAGTCTTACTATAAAGCGCATGAGCGTATGCTTAGAAAAGAAAGAACTATAAAGTTTATTAATACAATTTATGATAGGACAATTACAGATAACGATGTCGCAGACGCTTGTGGTATCGGTCACTGGGCACTAAAGAATTGGGGAAAAGCAATTGGAGTTGACAACTAGTATCATGGCTGCTAAACTATATACAAGTGAAACCTTTATGCGTAAGAGGTACCTTATGGATAAAAAAACACCAGAAGAAATTGCAAAGGAATGTGGATGTTCATTAGAGACTATCTATGTTTATCTTGCTAAGTTTGGACTAAGGAAATCAAAACGATGAATAAATTTGAAAAAGCATTGATAGCACTTGCCGTTGCAGGTAGCGTTGGTTTTGCGTTTGCGTTTGCTGCGTTAAAAGGTATTCCAGAAACATTTGATTGGGAATCTGATGAAGAGGAATCTTATGAGTGATAATCTAAACATAACCGTTGACCAAGTAAATAATCCACTGCACTACACATCAGATCCATCTGGCATTGAGTGCATTGAGATAACTCGTCATCGTAATTTTAATATTGGTAATGCTTTCAAGTATCTTTGGAGAGCAGGACTTAAGGATGAAGCAAAGACCATACAAGATTTAGAGAAGGCAATTTTCTATATTAAAGATGAGATCAACAGGCTGGAAGGCAAGTATGTCAACTGAAGACGATCTAGTTAAGCATCTTGACCAAGTCAACTTGGTAGTGGAAGAATACCTAAAGGGTAATGATCCAACAGTAATCTCAAAACAACTTGCTATACCAAGACAAAGAGTAGTAACACTTATTAATGAGTGGAAGGTCATGGCCTCAGCCAACGACGCTATTCGTGCTCGTGCTAAAGAGGCACTGGCAGCAGCAGACACTCACTACAGCAAGTTGGTATCTCGCACATATGAAGTTATTGATGAGGCATCTATGACTAACAATCTCAGTGCAAAGACTGCAGCCATTAAACTTGTAATGGATATTGAGTCAAAGCGTATTGACATGCTTCAGAAGGCTGGATTGCTTGAGAACAAAGAACTTGCTGAAGAGATGATGGAAATTGAAAAGCGTCAAGAGATTCTTGTTCTTATTTTAAAAGATATTGCCTCAGAATATCCACAGGTTCGTGATGAGATTATGCGTAGGCTTTCTTCATTTGCAAAAGACAACGAGGTGATTACAGTTGTCCACGATGTTCAATGAGTTTCTTGAAGCACTTCAAGATGATCACTTTGAAGAAACTCCAGTAGATGCAAGAACTTTTGTTGAAGGTGAAGCATACCTTGGACAGCCACCCCTGTCTGATATTCAGTACGACATCGTAGAAGCCATGAGTCAGATCTATCGAAAAGAAGATCTTATAAATTTGCTGGGGGAAGAAAAAGGAACTCAGTACTACAACAAGTATACAAAAAATGAAATCATTCTTCAACTTGGCAAGGGATCTGGAAAAGACTTCACATCAACCGTAGCATGCTCATACATTGTATACAAACTTCTATGCCTTAAAGATCCAGCAAAGTATTTTGGTAAGCCCTCTGGAGATGCTATTGATTTGATTAACGTTGCTATTAACGCTCAACAAGCAAAGAATGTTTTCTTTAAAGGTTTTAAGTCAAAGATTGAAAGATCTCCATGGTTTGCAGGAAAGTATTATGCTAAGGCTGACTCTATCGAGTTTGATAAGGCAATCACTGTTTATTCTGGTCACTCAGAGCGTGAATCCCATGAGGGTTTGAACCTTCTTCTTGCAGTTCTTGATGAGATTTCTGGTTTTGCATCTGAGGTCGGAACAGGCAATGAACAAGGAAAGACTGCTGATAATATCTACAAGGCTTTCCGTGGATCAGTAGACTCTCGCTTCCCAGATCTTGGCAAGGTAGTTCTTTTATCATTCCCCCGTTATCCAGGTGACTTTATTTCAGAAAAGTATGATGATGTTGTTGCTGAGAAAGAAGTTGTAGAAAGAAGTCACAAGTTTACAATTAATCCACTACTACCAGAAGATAGTCCAGATAACAACTTTG